AGAGGCTCTTTTGATAGAACCAAAACCTCTTGGCATACGATAACATAATGCGATATAGTCTTGTTTAGTCACTGCTCTGTTTTGAGATGCATAAGAGTCAAACGCTCTAGTTCTAATTTCTTCTTGATCTGGTTCGGATACATCTCCTACAATTGCGTCTTCGTTTGTACATTCCACAGTTGATAGAATAAACTCTATTATGTTATCTGATAAAGAAGATCTGTTTTTAAACACTAGGTCTGTTTCTAACGGTGTGGTTACTGTATTGACTGCGGCGTTTGCAGTGTTTGTATCGTTTGCACGATATGTGATAGTCAATACTGTGTTTTCAGGAGCAACACCAAACTTGTCATTCTTTATTAAATTACTAGGATCAAAACTATCATCAGTTTCATAATTTCTCCCGTGTATATTAAGAACAACATCTGATGGATCTGCTATCAAATCAGTAGTAAGATTATCCGCTGACCCAAAACCAAATTGTATAAAGGTTTCACCATCTTCAAAATCAACAGTAAATCTTCTTGGTACTGGCTTAAGTCTAAGACTATATGGGACAGATGTTTTATCACTGGCTCTATTTTCTAACTGTTGATATATAACATTTTGTGATAGGTATGGGACTTCAAAATATTCATTACCCTCGGTATCAAATATTGATACAATTTCACTAATCCCAATCCCATCAAGTTTTAGTTTTAGAAATTTATTATAATCCGCAACGGTTATAGTTTCAGAAAACAACTCGCCTGATATAATGCGGCCCTTTGCCTTTACTGCAAAGTATGTTGGATCACCTGTGTCGGTATCTACTTTTGCTACAACTACTTCGTTAGCAGGGTTAGCTAAATCTATATCTTCTTGAAGCGTAAATATACCGCCACCTTCAGCAGCAAATTTAGTACCCCTCTTTACAATTGGAAGATATTCTTCATCAACCCCTCTTGATGTGGTAGAAGCAGGAATCAATACGAAAACTGTGATTACGCCCTCAGTTGATGAAGTTCCTGTTGGCTTATACCCTAATTGTTTAGCGAGACGGTTAATGTTCTTGGTTTCTATTGCGCTGTCCAAAAAACCCTCATTGGTTTGGTAATCTAAATAAAACGACAGATTGTCACCGATGTAAGCTACAGTGTCTAGCATCAAAGAACCAAAGGATGCTTCATTGAAATCTTTAAATGAATCAGGATAATACCTCTTAGCATGATTAACCAAGGAATTTTTAATATCTTGGAAATCTCTACTAACATATTTTACAGGTCTTTTTTTAGCCATATTGTACCACCACTCTAATATTTAGCTCGTTACTTCAGTTATAGTTAAGGTATCCGTATCATCTAAGGGTAAAATGTCATAGACAATTTCTATTCTTAGTTCTTTTTCACCAATTAAACCAGGGTTAGACTCACTGTCAGCAAAATTAATACGGCGTACATTAACAAACGGCATGTAATTAGATACCTGAGATTTTATCTCGTCGCTTATATTAGTAAGAACTATAGGATTAAATTGTTCAAAAAGGAAGTTCCTTAGACCGACACCAAAGTCTGGTAACATTACTCTTTCACCCTTAGCTGTTAGTATTAGATTTTTTAAGTTTTGCCTAATTGATTCACGAAGAGTTTTATTTAGTCCATATGCCCCGTCTTTAGAATCTATAGATAAAGGTAATGATGGTGAAATTCCAATGGCCATTATTTAAAGCTTCCCTCTGATATACTAACCATTTTCTTAAGTATGGTGTCAGCCGTATTTTTAGTGCTACTAAACGTTGTACCAATCAAAGAATCTATATTAGTAGATGCATCTAAGTAAATAGTTGCCATAGCACATAATGCTTGTATTGGTGAATAGACATTATCAGGTGGGTAACCTGGCACCTCGGGCTCGCCTTGCTCACGGATGCTATTCTTTTCGGCAAAGATTCTTGCTAAGTAATTAGCCTCGGGGCCTCTTTCAGTATCTCGGGAAGGGCTAACAGTTTGGGCTGAGTCAAGAATTCTTATTTTTGGTTCTTGGGGAAGAAGGTCAAAATATTCTTTGAATACAGCCCCATAATCAAAGAAGCCACCGCCGCCAACTTCAGGAGACAAACGATAAAGATTTTCTGCGTTATTAATTGGATCAGAAAACAATGGCTCTATAATTGCGTCAATCACTTCTTCTAAAGAGTAATCTTCTTGTATTACTTTATTGTATACTTCATCTAATCTTTCGTCTTCTAATTCAAACCTAATTTTTCTAGCTAGGTAATTAACGATCATTTTTCTCATGATTATGTCTGGTCCGCCTCGTCCTTCAGTTTCATCTGTGATCTCGGCGTCAGAAGATGCAAATTGTATCCTGCCCACTGGGGATTCTCCTCTAAACCCTTGTAGAGATCTACTATCGCTAAATATAGGCCATATTGAACAGAAATAAGGATAGACTCTTGCGCTGATACCAGAAAGCATATTTTTTCGCTTTGTCTTTTTCTCAAAGTTTGGACCAGCATTTATAAGTGTTGGAGCGTCTTCTATTTTAGAATACAATATATTATAAGCAGTTTCTATGTCAAATAGTGGCGATTCTATGTATTGTTGTCTTGGCGACTTGTTTGGCTTTTCTCGTCCAAACGGGAATGAAAAAGCTGCGTTTAAAAATTCTAAACCATCCCCCCGATCATATACTATATTATCTAAAAATGGTTTTGGATAAGACCCAGCCTCTTGGGCAGTTGGTGGCCTCAGTATTGCATCCGCTTTATTGAAACTGCTTACTATTTGCCTTTTGTTAAAGCCAAACCCATGAATAAGCTGTGTGTTAACAGCAATTCGGCTCTCAGGTAATAGATCAATCGGATCACGAACAGTGTGGGTGTTCCGAACCCAGGTACGAGAACCGTAGTTTTCTATTGGATTACTGTCTATAATTGATGGCATTGTTAGGTTTACTAACACATTACGATTATCCTCAGCTAAAGTAGGATTACTTAATATTTGCTGAAGATCAACACCTTTACGATAAATTATAATTTTGTTTGGTGAATCAAATTCTGAGTAATCTGTCTGTCCAAGATAAAGACGCAAATTTCCTATTTGATATTGTCCTACCTGACCTGAATACGTTATGAGGGCGTTGTCTATCTCACGGTTTGGGTCATCACCAAAGAGAAGCAATTTTGTTTGTTCATTTTCATTACCCATAGTAACACAAGGTATTCTGTCACCGCCAGAGAAGAGTCCGCCGCTTTTACTGCTAGCAAGCATAAATTTTTCTAATTCAATAAACACTGAACTATTCATTGAGTTTTGCAGGGCTGTTTCAGACGAACCTTGTATATCACTAAGAACAGAGGGCATTGGTATCCCAGCCAGTGCATTTGCGAGGCCGTCCTCTGCTAGTGATTTTAAATCGCACAAGGATTTGAGTTTTTCTGTGGCTGCTTCAATATTATCTAAAGCTTGATTTTTTTGATCCTCATCAGTCAGCCCTTTGCTGCTCAGTAGATCTTTAGATATTTGGGCAGCATTAATAAAATCCCTTTCGTCACAAAATTCTACATAATATTTTTCTGGGACAAAATCCAGTAGGGCGGAACGAGGAATAGACTGACCTATGTCTTTGAACGTATTTTTACCTTGAGCAGGATCTAATCCAAATCTTTCCATTAGTTCCTCTACAATAGCCAATAATATTGTGCCTGGATCTCCTTCTAATAAAGATCTAATTTCTGCTGCATTAAGTGTCGCAGATAAAATTTCCATAAAGTTCTCTAAGTTTTCTAAACTTGAGTTTAGTTTGTCGGCCACTGCTTCTAGGTCTATTCCTTGATCTTTCAAAAAATCGTTTAACTTTTTAGCGCCAAAGTTTAGTGCTTGGTTTGGGTCTGGTAGTTTTGCTGCCAAGTCGTCTGCTAAGGAGGCTGGAAGACCATCGCAGCCAAGAAAAGATTCTAATCCCTCTATGACAAGTGCCAGCAAAACTTCAGTTAGTGCTTTTTCTATAGCTTCTTTTACTATCTTACGGATAAAGTCTAAAAGCCCCATGATTGGTATAAGCGGAATATTAATACCAAAATAATTTGACACTCTTTCAGGACTTATAACATCTTCTAAATTGTTAATGTCTAGATCCTCTAATTTTATTCCGTTAAATAATTCCTCAACTAATGACTTGCCTACAAAGTCCATAACGCAAGACAGTTCGTCATCAACAAACTTATCAAATCTATCTGAGAACGCATTGAGTCCCTCGGGAGAAAAACCTTCCACCAAGTCTAATAACGCAAAGTTTTTCTTTAGGTCTTGTAGTGATTTGTTAGCAAGCTCCCCAAATAGTTCTAAGAGTGTTATCCTATCAAGTACAATATCAAATATATCTTCAATAGACTTTATTTGTTTGGCTAGTTCTGGGAGATTATCGCAGTTTAAAACGGCGTCCTGGGCTTTGATCTCTAAGTTTTTAACTCGGCTAGATCTTGCCGATTCTTTCTCTTCTTTTTCTGGGTCGTTCTCATAAGCAAATAGTGAACCCTCAGTAACAGATCGTGGCTCTAAAGAGTTGGTAACACCTTGACCTGTTGCTATATCATCACCTGAAACGTTTGTTTCAATCTCTGTTGGGCTTTCTTCATCTGATCCCTGAACTGGCTTAGCTTTGTCTGGATTAATCTCTGGTACTGGGAAGGTATAAAGTTGTAAGAACTTTGGCCATGGCATTAGGTCTTTCTTGCCAATTTTGTTTTCTTGCTTGATTATCTCTTCAGCAAAATAAAGATACCCAAAGGTTGTTTGATTGTGTGTTTTATCTATAATCTTTTTACCACTTAGAAGTTCCTCTGGGAAGGGTTCGTTTTCAACGTTGAAAGCTGCCCCTATTTCATTTTCAATTGTATCTCTATGAAATCCACTAAAATAAACTTTTGATTTGTGGATAATGTGTAATAATTTAAAATCATCAGTCAAGCAAAATTCAATCTGGTCGTCTTCTGAGAACTCTACTTTTTGCTCCTCCATAAATTCTCTAACACGATTATGGAAATTATTCACGGTGTTAGCCTCAATATGAAGCTCTCTCATTCCAATTTCTCTTTCCTTTTTACCACGGTTGCTGGAAACGGGGCCATTTATTATTTTGTTATAATTGGCAAACACCTTATGTACCTTAAGTCCGAGGTCGCTCAATTGTTTAATGCTGTGTGAAAACTTTTTCTTTGATCTTTTGTCGCTAGCTTTGATTGCTCTAGAGATTGTTAAGATATCTAGGCTTGTACTTTGTTCTTTTGATGCATCAAGGAATTCATCTTTTTCTATGAACAAGCGCATTAGAGCTTGAGCGTTTGGTCGCTCAGGGTAGTTAGCTATAAAATCATGTTCTATGGCTTGTGGAAAATCCTCTGTTTCAGGTCTTCCAAATCTTCTACAAATTGCATTATAAAAACGAAGTCGTTCTGCTGCACGCTGCTGTTCAAATTCTTGTTTTGTTATAATAGAACCACTGGCGGTGCCTACAGCCCAATAACTTCCATCACCATCAGTGGGTACCCTTGGATTAAAGTAAGCAAATATTTCACCTTTCTCTTTTGGAACATTTGTTTTCCAATCATCAAAATTAACAGCCTCAGTCGCTGTCTTTTTATTATTTGCATCCTCATCTTTTTGTGCTGGTTTAACATCTTCAAGAGGAGATTCTGTCTTAACTCTTTTTTCTAAAAAGTAAGTTCTGTTGCCACCCTGGCGAACAACTGCTCTTACTTCACTAGGTGTTCTCTCTGGTTCTCTAACCTCTAAGACCTTTCCAATTGGATCATTTGCTACAACATAAGTGTAAGCTGTTTTTTGATTTGGGGGCTCTCCAACAATTTTTCTTCTAATACCTGCTATACCATGAGATCTATAATATTCAATCTCTTGAAGTCTAATCGTGGCTTTCTGTTGAGACTTCTGAGCATCGCCTCTTGTATTACCAAGATTCCTTAACATATTCGCAAAATGTTGTGATCCAAGATATATTTTTGCAATATTCTCATATGAAATAAGCTGTGTGGGTATTTGCCCATTACCACTTTCTGGCCTGCCTATTTGCTGTTTTGGTCTAATGCTTTGTCCTCGGTTTACTTTTATTCTATAAATAAATTTCTTCTTATCAGGATCAGTTCTTGTATCATAAACGTTATTTTGTATAGCTAAATTTGTTACGTCTGTCCATTCATCCTTACCGACTTCAATATTATTTGAACCTGATATGTTCATCTCCAAAGATTCAACCATCTTGTTAAATCTTTTAGAAACGGCACGGCTCATATTGCCCGACTTACCGTTGGGCAAAGTATATCGCCAGTTAGTAGGACGAGAGCGAGAATCAAATCCGCCTGTATAAATAGCCTCTCTACCTTCAACTGGTGGAGGTTCTGTTTGTTTATAATCTGGTTGGCGTCTTCTAGCTACTGTTGCGTCGTTTTTCTGTAGTGCTGTACGTGGAGGTTTAGGTTTTGGCTTCATCTCCTTAGCTTCTGTAGCAGCCTTATCAGCAGATTCCTTAATCTCCTTATCCTCTTCAGCAGTTGGTATTACTTCTTTACGTTCGGGGGTTACAGGCTTTTCTTCTGTTGTGGTAGCAGATTGTATGACCATTCCTCTGGCGGCCATAATCTTACGGCAATATATAATCCCAGGCTCGTTTCCTACATTAGATTTTTCAAGATATTTAAAAACATGCCTTACTTTATTTTGTTTATCCCTTGTCTCAACAAACGATCCAATTAGGTGTGGATGGAGTGCTGCGTAGTATAAAACGTCTAGGTAATCAATTGTCGTTTTTATCCTTAGTCCCGAAAACCTATCTCTGCTTATGGGATATGGAAATGCAAATGGTATATGTTTTTTTACACAGAAATGAATCCACTTTTGTTTGAATTGTATAAGACTGTCAGATTTTGTTTTTTGTTGATACTGTTTTAACCAGGCAGTGCCCTGTAGCCCTGCTCTCTCCAAAGTAGAAATTGGTTTTGTAGGCGTCCAGTAACCTTCCTTCAAAAATTCAGCAGCGTCTGGGTTAGCATCTACCTGTGATTTTTCCTCTTTTGAAAGAGGGCGAAGATCTGGTTCTGGGTTTCCTGCTAAGTCTTGTTCTACAGTTTCCGTTTGTGACATTTTGTGATCCTTTTTTAGTTAGTCATGTTGTGTCTACTAACTAATTTGTCCTCTGAATATTTGTTCTTAAGTTTTTGTATTTCAAGATTACCTTTGAATGTGGCTAAGTAACTCATCGCCAAAGTGCTATATGTTATACCCACCGAGGCGGCTAGTGCCTTGCCTGGAAATGCTGCTATACCAACTAGTCCAGCAGGTGTTGGTGAAGGAATCATTCCCGTTGCACCTGCTTGGACTGCGATCGCTAGATATTCTACTATATTTGATAATTGATTAACGACTTCCATAGTCTGATCTAAGGCTTCTATTAGATTTTTGCCTTTGACAAGCGGCTGCATATTTGTAGTATCGTTGCCAGCGATCAATTCAATCCCTGGCCTTCCTCTGATTGGTCCTTTCAAAGAGTTCTTGTTTTCTGTCTTTGTTACCAATTTGAGGCTTTCCCGACCAACTAATCTAATACAGTCAGCTTTTGCTAGTATAGCCGATCTGCCTTGTGGCGCACCATATCTTCCGCCTGTGGAAATATTAAATGCACTATCAATATCTGTTTTCTGTGACATATAAAAAGTGGCTGCATCTTTGGATGGACTTGGTTGTAAAAATAATCTTTCCTCTATTACTTTTTTACCTTCCTTCTTGATGTTTGACTCTTTTACATCACGACCATGAAGACCAGCTATCAACCTAATAGTAGATGCATGAGTGTGCCCTGCACCACCATATCCATCTCGTCCATCGCCTGGCCTATCTCTGCCCATTATAATAAAGTTATTATTTTGTCCCTCTATTACTTTTTCCTGACCCTTTACTAATAGATTACCATGAGGTTCTGTAATGTGCGTATGATCTATACCGCCTACATCACCCTTTTTTCTTTCTATAAGTTGTTTCTTTATTTGTGAAACACCCTCTATACTAACTGCTTTTACTGTGCGGTCTTTACTCATGCAAATACTCCATCCCAAGTTGGGTGGTTTCGTTTGACCCTAGAGAACCTAAGTCTTTTAGCTCTTTTGCCTTTGAACTCCCAATGCCATCTCTCACTTCTAACAGTGCGTACAAATCCGAAACGGTGAGCATTTTGACAAAGCCACTTGTAAACTGGACTAGGCACATTTTTACTTATAGGACTACCTGTGCGAATATCAACTGCTATCCCACTCTGGTGATTAGACCTACCTGGCGCTGCTGTTTTAGGTCTAAATTTACTTGATGAAGCAGTTACAAGGTATCTGTTGTCTCCTACTTTACTCCTATTAATAACATTCTGTCTTCTTAGAGCAAACTGAGATTCAAATGTTCTCTGTCCAGAGTTTAGAATAATGTTGTGCCCCTGTCTCTGAGCAGCCGCTCTCATTTTTTCAAATGCTTGTGCAACTGGTTCCCACACTCTCTTGGTCTGGTTATTTGGTCTGCTCATAAGATTGTTGTTATATTTTTTGACGTCCTTAGCTGGTGCGCCCCTTTGGCGTATGCGGCCTGTTCTAGTATTATAACGATCTACTGTTACGGTCGGTGTTGTATCAGGTTGGCGCTGGCGGCTTGCGAGTTGAGCGTTTGATGGAACTGGTCCTATATCACCATATGCTTTTTTTAATTTACCCCCATAATACACAGGCTGACCTGGACCATTGTATATCTCTGCCATTTTAACAAAGTTTAAAGAAGCTTCTGGTTTTATAGCTTGTCTTTTGAATCTCTTGTTATCATTAAACCAGGCTATCATTAGATCGTCAGATGTTTTAACTGGGTCATTATTAAATAGTGCAACTGCGGCTTCGGGATCTTTGTTTACCCTAAGAAGGTATACTCCCATGACCTGTGCTGATCCCCACGAGGTTGATAATATCGCAGCCTTTGGATCTAATTGGAATGCTTTCTTAAATGCGCTTTTATTTGTTTCGTTTCTCTTCCTACTGAGGTACCAGGCTTTATCCTTGCTAGCAGGAGGTCTTTTACTTCTTGGTGTATAATCAATCTTTCCCTTTAGATCAGGTCTTGCCCATGGCCGTCTTTTTCTATTCCTGCTCAAAAAAGCATGAGGTTCAAATCTGATCGCTCGTGGGTTGTTTCTGCTTTCTATTGTAAAAATAGCTAATATAATTCTTACTGGGATACCTGTTGCTTTTGATATTCTGTATGCTCTTGAAACTTTATCTGTTCGTAGACTTCTATCTTCGCTGCTGGGAACCGATCCACCTCTGGCTGTTTGATTATCTGATTGCGACACATCGGCAAGTTGATACGATGTATTACATTTTATCTTTTCTGCCGATTCACCGCTAGGTGTTGACTCTTTTTGTTTGTCTTCTTTCGCTAGCTTTTTCTTTGTAGTTGGCACCCCACTAGCAGCCGCCCCAGCTACTGTACCTACTGTGCTGCCTGGTTCTTTTCTAGATTTGTTGGGTAGAGGTGTACCATCAGCATCTTTACCTGATTGTATTTCTGCATTTCTGCCAGGTAAACTTTCGCCTGCATTATGTGTTGTACTCATGCCTTGGGATAAAACTTCTTTACACCCCTTTGTGGATTGGAAGATAGTAAAATCATCTTGCTGTTTCTGTCCGCCACGATGGAAACCTAGAATAATACCACCTGCTAGTGGATTATTTCTATCATAATATATGACATCCACAATAGATCCAATTGTTGGCTTTACGCCCCCTAGAGTGCTCAACGGACCCACAAAGGAGGGATACTGATCTATGATATTATCATTTTTATCAGTTGGGAATCTTTTAGCTACATCTTTTGTTAGGGCTCTTATGACAATTGATTGATTACCTGTTGCAGAGAACAAAGCACTGTTTCCAGATGTCCTAGAGTCATCTTGCTCGCTTACCCTTAGTACCATAGCCATTTCAAAAACCCGAGCGTTACCCACATCGGGAGATGCTTTCTCTACTTGTGTTTCAGCGGCTGATCTGACAATACTTTTTGGCTTTTGTATACTTGCAGGTGAATTAGCTGGTACATTACTGATAGTGTCCACCATATCTAAAAATTTATCAAATACTGTATCTTTTCTATCCTTAGTGGACATTATTCACCACCACTTTGGATTATATCAAATAATTCATCTTTATCTAACTCTGTTAGATTTTGAGACTTGTTAGAGGACTCTTTCTTGTGAACAATAGCAGCTAGCTTAACTAACTGTTCATTTGATCTTTGTAGCGTCTCTACTAGTTTTGCTGCTACAGTACCAGATTCAGCATATCTGTCTTTTGACACCGATAGATAATCTTTTAGTTCTGTTAGTAACTCTTCTGTTGTGGCCCTATCATCATCTATATTGGTTAGGGCTCTAGCTATTAATACATCCAGTTTGTCTGACATTCATTTACACCTCGCCTTCATTCCATTTTTTGTTAAACTCACGATACTTTGCACGAAGCCTCTTAAGTCCTCCCACAACTTGTTTTGTGTTTAGACCAGTGATTTCACGCATGTATAAATAAATAGCCTTCTTGTTGAAAATCTGAATCTTGTCAATGTTAGTAAACAGCGTTCTTATAGCGCCAAGAACTTTTCTTTCGTTCTCCCGCAAGTCCTCTGTTTCCCAGCTATCAATCTCTTGCATTAAAAAAAGCCAAAACTGCCTGTCCTCTATCTCGTTACTAATATCTGTATCTTCGTCTACTTTTGATGATTCTAATTTCAACGCTATAGAGTCATATTGAACTTCTCTTCTGTTCTTCTTGGATTGTTTTTTAGCTTGATGGGTAAACCAGTTTTTAGTTACCACTGAATAATATGAGTACGCTTTTGTACCCCTATCAGCATTAAACTTATCTAAGATTGTAGTCAGCCATAATTTACAATCCTCTTTGAGAGTATCTATATTTTCTAATGAGGTAAATTTATAAGTGTATACTATTTTATCTACTAACTCATTTAGCGCTGGCTGTATCTCTTCTATGTACAGAGTTGTTCGGCGGTTTATATCATCCGTGCTGGCATACTCTACAATTGCCTTCTCTGTTTCTTTGGTAAAATATAATCTTTTAGATTTTGTCTTCTTCGGCATAATCTTCCATTTCCTCTTCTAGTTCTAGATCCAGAGAAAATGATTGACTATATCCATTTACAAAGTTTAATGCTTCATTTGTGTGACGAAGCAAGTTAGTGATAGTTTCATCGCCAAAGTAGGCCTCCATCTGACTAATGTCTCGCACATGGTCTCTATACTCGCCAATCACATCTATAAACTCTTCAAAGTTATTCCTGAAGCTTGTAAATTGTGTTGCTAGTTGGCGTAAATACCAAATAAATACAATGTTTATAATCAAACTAATAGAAAATAATATCCAAGATATCATGGCTTATAATCCTCCCTAGTTCTGTTTTTGTCTTTTTTAATTTCTTCTTTTGTTTCATTGATCGCTTTTTTTACTTCTGTACCTACGCTCTTCTTAACAGTACTAGGTCTATTGAACATAACCATGCTTGGTATCATGCTAATTTGTTCAGAACCACAATTTGTGCAGGCATTTAATTTATCGCTATATGAATGTGTCACTTCTAATACTTCTTGACAAGAAGCGCACCTATATGTATATCTAGGCATTATCGGTAGCTTGTGATTCCTCAAAAGCTTGTTGGCTTTCAGCCACAAACTCAGGTGGGTTACTAACCCATACCTCATCATCACGAACTTCCAAATCCCAGTCTTCCAACAGAACTGTAATATCTGTTTCCTCAATTAAACATTTCTGCAATGTCATTAGTAGTGTTCCAACTGCTTGTTTAGAAAGTTTCATTTTATTTCTCCTTTATATAATACTAAAATACATTTGTCAAGTTGTTAAATTTTGTTTATCAAATTACAAATATATTGTGAAGCTTGCCCATTACCATATGGGCATTTTTTATCTGATAAATCTACTTTAGTGGCCCAATGCTCTACAAGTCCCTGCAATTGTCTTGGCTCTTTACATAAGAGCGAAAACGTATCCAATCCTTCTACCCTCTCAGTAAAATCACGACATACAATACAAGGCTTTTTGAGGAATGCGGCTTCTTCCTGTACACCGCCACTATCAGTTATTATAAATGCACAGGATGCAAGTTCATCAATAAATTCTGCATGTCCCATTGGATCAACTACCTTAACATCTGGTAATAGATTAGCATGTTTCTTCACCTCTGGGTTGGGATGTATTGGTAAAATAAAATCAAGGTGTTTATACTTTTGTGCTAAGTTATTAATTGCTTCAAACCATATTTGTATCTGATCTAACTTTTCTCTACGATGTAATGTGACTATTACCTTATTAGACGTAGAAACCTTCACATCATTCAAATGATCTAGTACGGTATTACCAACAACAAATATATTCTTACGCCCCTCTTTCTTTAGGTTTTTAGCTGCTGTGTGCGTTGGGCATAAATGAATCTCTGCTAGGGCAGAAATAGCAGCCCTATTAAACTCCTCGGGGTATGGACTATATTTATCATATGTTCTAAGACCAGCCTCTAAATGTGATACTGGTATCCTTCTATGAAAAGCTGCAAGCGCTGTTGCAAATGCAGACGAGGTATCTCCTTGCACCATTACATTTGTTATATCGTCAAATATCTCTTCTTTGTTTAATATTGATTGTACAATTGAATCTAAACGATTTGGTCCATCGCTGATTGACAAAATATGATTTGGCTTTTCGGCCAGTCCAAGAAGGTCAGTATGCTGCCCTGTAAAGAAAGTTTTATAAAGCATACCTCGCTTTTTCATTTCCTCTATTACAGGTAGAACCTTTATGTACTCTGGTCTTGTCCCATACGTTATTAGTAACATTTTTACTCGCTAAGATATCTTACCACAAGGTCATGAATCTTCTCATCAACATTTTGCTTCCATGAATCATCACCCTCTTTGATTTTGTTTCTAATATCGGTTGCTGATATGAACCCAACATCTTTAGGTGGCACATGTTCAATGATACCATATCCAACACCTCGTCCATAGTTCACAGAGTCAATGTCTGGAATAGCCATCACAACAACATCATGATCTTCATATGCTTTTTCTAGCATCTTTACCGTTTGCTCGGTTGTAAATGGGTTCTTCTCATCTGGTGGAATATCTCTGACACATATCAGGATTGGTAAACCCTCATCTAGTTTCTGTGACATAAGCCATTTGTGCCCATTATGAAATGGCTGCCAGCGGCCAATAAACATCGCTCTTCTACTCATTGATTATCTCCTATATAACTTAAAAGTATTCGTTATCTTCAAGGTATTTTATTATCTGCTCGGCGCAGTCGTCTATCTTAGATTCGTGTGTCTCTACAACAACTTCTGGGTTTTCTGGATTTTCATATGGGGCGCTCACACCTGTAAAGTTTGGAATCTCACCACTTCGTGCTTTTTTATATAATCCTTTGGGATCTCTATCTTCACATGTCTCAAGTGGTGCCTTGACATATACCTCTATAAAATCTTTTCCTATAATATCTCTTGCAGATTGTCTACTTTTACGGTATGGAGAAATAAACGCTGTGCATACTATTGTGCCAGATTCTCTCATCAAGTTAGCCACTTCAGATATCCGTCTTATGTTTTCAGTTCTATCCTCGGGTGAAAAACCAAGATCACTATTAAGTCCCATCCGTATATTATCGCCATCTAGCGTGTGAGTTTGGTAACCCCTCTGAAACAACAAATATTCTACAGCGTTAGCTAATGTAGACTTGCCCGAACCCGAAAGCCCTGTAAACCATAATACGGCTGGCCTGTGTTTATTCTTTATAACTTTATCTTTGGTTGATATAGTAGCCCCATGAAAATGTAGATTGCTTGTCATTTACTAACTCCATAATTAGAAAATTTATACCAGGCTCTTTCATGTCCATAATATAAAACTATCTTTGTTACTAATTCAACTGCGCCGATCTTAACGCCTACCATAGGGTCGCCTGATATAAGCCACCCTAACAACATAGTGTCTAAAGTTCCTACTACTCTCCAACTAACAGCTTTTGCTAGGTGTCGCTTCTTTGCTACCATATAAAAACTTTCTTATAATATTCTACTATGTGTTTTATCTCTTTATCAAACTCACGTTTAGGTTCCCATCCTAAGTTTCTAAGTTTGTTATCATCTACCGAGTATCGGACATCCTGACCTTCTCTATTGTGAGAGAAGTCTAGATATTCACTATAATCATCTATTTTTTCTTCAAGGTAACAGTCTATAATCTTTTTGACTGTATCAATGTTTTTTTGCTCAAACCCACCAGATATATTGAAAATTTGGTTTTTTACACCTGATTCCATAATGGTAAGAATAGCATTAGCAGTATCTGAAGCATGTAGCCAATTTCTAACTGGTTCACCATTATTGTGCAATCTTATTTTTTTACCTCTCTGTAGGAGTTTGATTGACAAAGGAATAAGCTTTTCTGGGTATTGAAAAATGCCATAGTTATTCGTTGGCCTAACAATAATATAATCTGTGCCGTATGTGCGATGCCAAGACTTAATCAAATGATCCGCCGCAGCTTTTGTTGCGGAATATGGGTTGCTTGGATTCAGCTTACTATCCTCCATAAACGAACCATTTTCTAAATCACCATATACCTCATCTGTGCTAAAGTGTAGAAGAACTGGCTTTTCACAAACATTGCTCGGCTTACTTTGAATAATCTTGAGCAAATTTTGCACACCGCCAATATTAGTATTAATAAAATCAGTACCATCAATAATACTGTTGCCAACATGCGACTCTGCTGCTAAGTTAATAACGTAGTCACAATCTGGGATGGACTTTAGATCACATATATCCTCTTTCAAGAATGTAAACCCTGGTTCGCTTGTAAGGGATTTCATTGCTTCACTGTTTGCTGCATAGGTTAGTTTATCAACACCCATGACAAGATAGCCTCTATGCAGTAGCAATTTTGCAAGATGAGATCCAATAAGTCCCATACAACCTGTGATGACAACTGTTTTCATTATTGACCCCCTAAATGATTTTTATAATGACCAACATAATCACTACAAACACCATATACATCTTGCTGTAGTGCTTTTTCTGTTTCTTCTATTGTTCTACACACCATGATAGATCTAGAGGTAATATGTTTACCAGGATATGTCCAAATAAAGTTTTTACTAGTCAGTGTATAATCATCTGTTTGGTGCCAAAAACATTGTGCTCCAACATTAGTCAAGTGCTCTAAAGCATCTAAGTTTTTAGCATGACACCACAATTGAGGATGTAATACAAAATCAGTTGACACAAATATAGATGGCTCATCATGACCCAAATATAACTTACCATCTTGCGACCATACATCAACCTCTACATGAAACCCTCTACTAATAAGTTCAGCTATTTTAGTAGGATTGTTTTCCAATAAATCATCTGGTCCAAATAAGTTACCACGATGCGATACTAAAATCATTTTTTGTAAAACTCCTCTTTAGTATAAGACCAATCACACATTGGCCCATGTGATGTTACTCTTCCATCAGCGTCAAATATGTGCCATCCATTTGCACGCCCCCAGTATATCTCAGGATAATCATATTGTAAATTTATTATTTTGTTTTTAGTGTTTGCCCAGTCATTCTTTAGACGATTATAGTTCCACCGTAAGTCACAAAAACCAATCTCTCCTATATCTCTAAACGAGCAATT